TAATGAGATTAAACTTCTCTCATGGTGATTTTGCTGAACACGGACAAAGAATTAAAAATATTAGAGAAGTAATGAAAAAAACAGGTAAAGAAATAGGGATTTTATTAGATACTAAAGGTCCTGAAATCAGAACAGGAAAATTAGAAGGTGGAAACGATGTATTACTAGAAACTGGTAAAAAAGTAATTATGACAACTGATTATGATTTTGTCGGAAATGCTAGTAAATTCGCAGTTTCATATCCTGGAATCGTAGATGACTTAAAAATTGGAAGTACTGTTTTATTAGATGACGGTTTAGTTGGATTAAAAGTTGAAGCTATCAACAAAGAAGCTGGAGAAGTTGAATGTGTTGTTACAAATACTGGAGAATTAGGAGAAACTAAAGGTGTAAACTTGCCAGATGTTTCAGTTGGTTTACCAGCATTAGCTGCAAAAGATATTGCTGACTTGAAATTTGGTTGTGAACAAGGTGTTGACTTTGTAGCAGCTTCATTTATAAGAAAAGCTTCTGACGTTGCTGAAGTAAGAAAAGTGTTAGATGACAACGGTGGAAAAAATATTCAAATTATTCCTAAAATTGAAAGCCAAGAAGGTGTTGACAACTTCGACGAAATCTTGGAATTAAGTGATGGAATCATGGTAGCAAGAGGAGACTTAGGAGTAGAAGTTCCTGCAGAAGAAGTTCCTTTCATGCAAAAAATGATGATCAGAAAATGTAACAAAGCTGGAAAACCAGTTATTACAGCAACTCAAATGTTAGATTCAATGATTAGAAACCCAAGACCTACAAGAGCAGAAGCAGGAGACGTTGCTAACGCTATCTTAGATGGTACAGATGCAGTTATGTTATCAGGAGAATCTGCAAAAGGTAAATATCCAGTAGAAGCTGTTAAAATGATGGCTACTATTTCAAAAAGAACAGATGAATTTAAGAAATTCAAAACTGTTGAAACTCCAGCTGGATCAGAAATTTCTGTTACAGAAGCAATTTCAAGTGGTGCAGTAAGTACTACACAATCATTGGATGCTAAATTAATCGTATGTTGGACAAAAACAGGAAGATCTCCTAAGATGATTAGAAAATATGGACCAACTGTACCTATAATCGCATTAACTGACAACGACCAAACTGCTAGACAATTGGCATTAGTAAGAGGAGTTAGAGCTTATGTAGAAAAAGGATTAGATAAAACTGATGACTTTTTCGCAAAAGCAAGAGAAATTGCAGCTAATCACGAAGAAGCTAAAAAAGGTGATTTAGTAGTATTAGTAACTGGAATTTCTAAAGAAGGAACAACTAATACATTCAGAGTAGAAAGAGTTGGAGAATAGTTAAATTTAATTGTTTGACATTTTAATCATAAATATTTTTATAAGGGAATGGTTTTATACCTTTCCCTTTTTTAAAATTATTTAACCAAAAGCAAAAAAAAAGACCGCCGTAATCTGCAAAGTATCGGGGTCTATACTATGTTCTCTCATATCTGTAATTGAGTAGTGTTCAGATTTTAGGAATTTCAGCAATTCCATCTCAAAGGCTTCGATATCGAAATCAATATCAGCTTTGTAAAAAATCTGTACCTCTACCCTATCTGTTTTACTGAAAAAGGTATTATTCCCACTCAAATCAAGGGATGGATTGCTTTCAGTGAGCAAAACGATTGTCTTATCGGTATTTTCTTCGAGCTCTTTAGGCAAGTTGTTTGCATAGACTTCGCTTATTTCACCAAATTCTTTGCCGTCAATTAGCTCTTTTAGTTTTACGGTTGCTAACACTTAATCACTTCTCTCCCTTTCTTCGAATCAATTTTTCATATTCCTCTTTTTCTGCCAATAGCACTTTCTTTTGAACACTGCTATCGTTTTGGACATTGGTGACGAAATGATCAGCACGGTATTTCTTGGTGCCGTCATTCAATCGTCTGGCATTTTGTGCGTGGTAATTATTCTTCCACCCTACTGTTGCCACACCGTTTTTTCTGCCGTCCGCATTCGTGGATTGGACAGATAAACCGTCAGCCATGTGTCCATACTTCAAATCTTTTTTATTTGAGTAGTGTTTCTCACGAGTCACTTCTTCCAACTCTTTTTGAAACACTTTCGCACCAGCGGTAGTAATTTTAGCTTGTTCCGCTGGTGTTAAATCGCTAATGCTAGCGACTGTTTCAAGCCAACCCTCTAGTGCTTTATCAAGCCCTACCATAGCCATCACCCAACTTTCTTATGCTTTCTCAACGTCAGAAAGTCATAGCGATTAAGCCCAAAGTTTTCGTTCGGACTGACACGCACAATATCATACTGAGTGCCGTTTAAAACAGCGACTTGACCTTCTACCACTTTGGCATTGTGGCGAATAACGATAACTCTTGTATCACTTTCGTCATTTTGTTGGGCCAGATACTCTTGATTGAGTGTGCGAGTGTGGGGCTTATAGTGCAACGTAAACTGTTTCACGAATTTTGGCACGCTAACACCCGTAAACTTGTTAGGGGTGCTTTGGTATGTACCAAAATCAGCCTTGAAACGAAAGTCTGAGGGTAAATATCTAACTTTAGGCATTAGTCACCTCTTTCTTCACTATACGTTGCGTATAAGCCCCTTAATTGCCCGATTATGCTATTTAAAGTGAGATTGACAGGATAAGTCACCGTATCTGTTAAAGCCACTCTGTAGGTGAAATATGAGCTTGTGAGAGCTATTACAGCCGTGTCGTATAGAGATTCTACACTTTCAAGGCCGTAAAATTTCTTATCACTACCAACGGCATTGATAATGTACTGTTGAGCCGATTCAATGTAAGCTGGAATGAGTGCAGTGTCGTCTGTCTCATCCAGATTCAAGGTCTGCGTGATGGTTTCCTTAGATACACTCATTGCTTACCTCCTAAATTAAGCTCCGGCAGTAAGATTGGCTTTTTGGTCAGCGATTGCTTTGAATGACGCTGGCACAAACGCTTCTTCATCGGTTTTAACAACGTCGAAGCGGTCAATAACACGTACTTTAGTCGTATCAGTTTCGAACGCTCCACCGCCGATGTTAGTTGAAAGTAGTGACAAGTGTTGACGGTCAAACAACGTTACCGCTTGTTTCAAATCACCAAAGTAAAGTGGCATAGCTCCAGCTGCACCGTTAGCAAGCCAGCGGTCAGAAACTTCTTTAACTGCGAAACCATCGATTGAGTATCCAGTTGGTGATTTTACGTCACGTTCCATGAGGTAATCACCCATAGCGTTCTTGACTTTTTTAAGGGCAGTAAAGCCTGAAGTGTTAGTTAAGAAGAATGAAGTTTGTTTGATTGCTGGGTCAACTTTAGCTTCGAGGTCGATGATATCGTCCCATTTAGCCAATGTTGGTTTGGTTGGGAGTGTAGCGATAACTTCCAAAATCGCTTTGTTACGAGTAACAACGACTTTTTTCGCAATCCAACCAGACAGCCAAGCAAGGATGTTTTCGGCAGAATCAGCAAGCAAGCTGTTAGTTACTGTTGAGATACCAGCATAGCGTTTGATAGCGTAGCGGATAAGAGAAAGTTTAGGATCATCATTGGCACCGATTTGACCAGCTTCATCATCGAGTTTAGAAAGACCAGTAATTTCAGCCCATTTCTCATAAACACGAGAACCAGTAAGAGTAGTTACGTTTTCAACGTTTACATATTCTTGCAATGAGTCATATTGACGGACCAAAGTATTGATAGCTGTACGGATATCTTGAGGGATAGTCAAGCCAGCGTCAGAACCAGATGCGTCTGTTTTAGAATCAAGCAAGTTTTGGTAGCGACCACGGACAAGGTTTTTGAAGTCTTTAACAAAGTTAGCTTTAACTTCTTCTTCGTTTTCAGTCAAAGGTTTCTTGTCTTCTTCAGTCATGTTAGCTACTTCACTGGCACGAGCTTCAGTATACTGCTCTTTGAACATATCACGTTTCATTTTTGCAGTGTCACGTTCGTTTTTGATTGCTTGCAATTCTTCAGCGGTAACTGAATCATCAAGCATAGCTACGTTAAGTTTTTCATTAAGATTTTCGACCTTGTCGCCTTGTGCAACCCAAAGGTCATGCAATTCGTTTGATGTTTTCATCAATCATCTTCCTTTCATTTTTCAAGTAAAATAGCCAATTTCTGCTCACGCAATGAATTGGTCTTTGGTGTAGCAATCATATTCTTAAATTTAGTGATTGCTGATTTGCTTGGTAGTTGATGTACGGCATTCGTAACCATGATTTCTTCTTCATCATCATTGAAGAACATGATTTCGTCCGCAAAGCCTTTATCGACGGCGGTTTTAGCGTTAAGCCATGTCTCTTTAGCCATGAGATCAAGTAATTCCGGTTGTTTAAGTCCAGTCTTCATTTCATAAGCTAATGCAATAGACTCATCAATGCTATTAAGCACCGCTGATTGATGCTCTAGGTCGTCGCTATTACCGACGATACCAGTAGATGCCTTATGTATCATGATATGTGCCGTTGGACTGATACGCACGGTATCACCAGCCATAGAAATGACACTCGCAGCACTAGCTGCAAGTCCTTGTACATTAACCACAATACGCTTGCCACTAGCCTTAAGCATTGTATAGATTTCGCTAGCTGCGAACACATCACCACCATTAGACGCTATATTAAGTGTGATTTCTTCGTCTTCATCATTAGCAATGGCATCCTGTACCAGCTTAGGATAGGTACTAGACATACCAAAGTATTCGTAGAAAGCACCAGCATCATCACTTACAATATCGCCTTTAATGTCAATCTTGCCCATTTGTCTCACCTCCTTTCAGTACGGTTCGGTTAGGATTTTCACCTTTTGGCAACTCTTTAGGTAGGATTTCAGCTTGCTGCAAAATATACAAGCCTTGATTCTGTGCGAGTGTGCCACTTTTAACCATGCTATTGATACGGCTGATATAGTTAGCACCAGTCGGGTCAACCGCTGGGAAAATATCCGCATCCACATCGCATGAAAGTTTTTGAGACAGTTCACTGAGAAATGGTCTTAAATAGCGTACGACTGCTTTAGAATACACATTAGAACTCATTTCTAGTGATGATTGTTGGTCACCTTGTCCACCGACAACGTTCTCTGGGATACCGTAGACCTTTGCAAATTGTCCGGTCGTCCAGTCTGCTTGCTTAAGTAGTTGGGCCACGTTGGACTTGATTTCAAGAGGTGTGAAGTCCTCTAAATCATCCAGTACCAACGGACCGCCTTGCATTTGCTTCATCGCTTGTCGTGAACGTGAAACCTTGGTTTTGAAATCGAGCAAACCACCGCCCTTAATCTTCAAAATACCATTGGCATTTAGGGCATTTTTAAGAGAATTAAGCGTTAGCTTATCACTAGCCTTTTGAATATCTAGTTCTCTACCAAGAGCCATCAACGGACTTACGCTTGTCAAACCACCGTCCACGGATAGCAATCTGAAGTGTAAGATGTCGCTTTGTGGAACGTGTTGTTTTGGCGGTATACGTGGGTCATCGAATGTGATGTTGTAATAGAGACCATTCTGATTATCCAATCGGTTGAAAGTGACTTGAGACGGTCTTAAATACTCCCACTTCATATCACGCCCGTTATCATTACGCCATCTATACGCAAAGGCTTCCCCGCCCAAAAGCATTTGAGCAAAGATAGACTGGTAAAAGTTAAAGCGATTAGCGTTGTTTGACGGGTTATCCACAATGCCTTGCATTTGTTTTCGGCTGGTTGTTAGCTTAGCAGTCGCAAGGTCGTTGGATAGCTGACTGATAATAGAGAATAAGTCCGAGTTTTTTAGAGCGGTTTCGGCTGAAACCCACTCACTACCGTTTAAAGTAGCTAAAAACTCTGGATCAGTGATATCAAAAAAGCCCCCTTGATTACTCGGTGGGCTTTCGGTTGCTAAGTTAAATATCGGCAATTATTATCACCTCCTTTCTAGCCTTTCTTAGCGGCTAGCTCACTAATTAAACCCGCCAATACAAATGTGACGGTCATACTGATACCAAACCACACATAACCGAGGTTGTAAGTGGTCAAATTAAGCGAAATTGCAGCTAAAATGAACATCAAAATGTCAAAAATGGCCCAAATCGCCTTAAAAAACTTCAAAATCATGTATTAATACTCCTCTAGTAGTCCACTATCTGGGTTTTTTAGCCAGTTTAAAACGGCTTCCTGACTCATGTGTTCTACCTTCCACGTTGGATTGTTAGTAATAGCGTAATCTTCAAAGGCATACATCCCGTCATAGAACGCATCAATAAGAGCGTCCACTACGTCGATTTTATAGGTCGATTTCATTTTATCGACTTGAATACCGATGTTATCTTCCTTGATTACTGCATTTATCAAGGCTTTTCGCATGATTTCATCATCCAAACGGGTAATATTGCCCTCGATAAAGAGGGTTTGAAGGAATTTTGTCGGGTCTTTCAATTCACTTGTCCGTTGTCTAATCGGCATAAGTGGGAAGCTCGTGTTAGATTCCAAGGCTTTGATAATCTTAGATACCATCATGGCATCGTAGCCAAAGAAGACCACGTCAAGCTGATTGTCTTCCACATACTCACAAAACCATCGGTACACTTCCTCTGGATTGATTAGCCCTTGTGGGTGGCTTGTAATCGTACAAAAACCCTTAGTTTCTAAGTCTCGATAGTTAATACCGTCTTGTTCCATCTTAGCTTCTAACGAGCCCGCTTGTTGCCAGGGGATAAAACTGTGCTGTTCGATATGCCATTTCTGACTACCATCTTCAGCAATATACGGATAGACGAAACCAATAGCCGTGTTATCGCTGAACATAGACGCATCCAATCCGACATAAACACGCTTGCCTTTGATGTCGAAATCATCAACGACTGCATTTTCAATATCAGTTAGATCAAGGAAACTATTACTATCAGCTAGCAACCAACAATTCATGTTTTTTACTTGGAAATCGGCAAGGTTACCACTTAATAGGTCGCTATCTCTTTTATCCATCAACCCTTTCATAAGGTTGTCACGCTCTTGTTCCAAGTCTAAAAGCGGATTGCTTTTCCCCCACGTTTCTGGTTGAAAAGCCTCATCCAAACTATCTTGAGACCACACTAAACAAAGATATGTATCAGCGTCCCTATTGTCGTCGTCTTCCATAGCTTGCTGCATAATTCTTTGGTCTTCCCTAAACGGAACGGACGGGTTTGGGTAAGCCGTAGAAATTTGGACGAATTGTCTGTTTGGGACTTTTACTTGTCCAGAAACAATCTTAGAAACTGCATCCCTTGTTTCAATCTCTCCAATTTCATCAAAAATAGCGGTTGTTCATTCAAGTAAAATGAAAACTATCATATTGACCACTCTCAGCAGAAATAGCCCTTAAAACGTTGTTGTTAGCTTTCATAATAACTTGGTCGCTATGCAGACCTAACTCAGTTTCATTTGCTAAACTCTTAAAGGGCTCGTTTTGGATTATCTGTTTCATCATAGATTTGATGTAACCAAGCAACTTGTTTGTTTGTTTGAAGTTGATAGATGTTACCAAATAATCTTGGTTTGACAATCCGAAACTTTCGATAAAGTATGAATACGCCGTAAGAATAGCCATCAAATACGTTTTACCTTGCCCACGACCAACCGAAACAATGGCACGGCTGAAACGTTTACCACCGTTAGCGTTTCTCCACCCGAAAAGCATACATAAGATGAATTTCTGCCACGGCATCAACTGTGTAGGCTCACCAGTGTCAACGTTTGGACATATCCTAGCAAAACGCAATAATTTGTCCGCTTCAGTCGTTTCGTAGGTATATGGAAAGTCGTCGTTACCTTGTCTTTGTAGGTCTCGTAAGTGTCTGAAACATGCCAATTTAATCATGTATCCAGTAACTATTCGACCTTCTAAGGCATCAAAGCAATATTTTGTGCCATCGTCTTGATATTTTTTAGCGATGTCAGTGAAATCAAATTCTTTATACGCTGCATCTATATCATGAGTTTTTATCAGATTCGTTTTCATTACTATTAACCACCCCCTTTCAATAAAAAAAGAACAATTACAATTTTAATTTCCTAAAAATTCTTTCATCATATCCCCTAGAGACTTATTGTCCGCTTGACTTCCGGCGATTTCAGCCAATTCAGCCCTTCCTTTAGGTGTCAGACCTAGCTGAATACCTATTTTATTAAGGGTTTCAGTGGCATCTTTCATCGTAGCAACGGCTGGATTCTTTCTAAATCCCATTGACTGCTCGCCTAGAATCTCGCCACTACCTTGTGCTTGGATGACTTTCTTAATCTCGGTTTGGATACCGTTTTCTTTCACATCCTCATAGGCTTTTTTGTAAATCTCGTAGTTAGTACAGTAGGTTTCCACAAGAAATGTATCGATACGCTCGACCTTTTCTGTTGCTTTTAAATACGGAATGATTTTAGTCCAAACCGACCTCGCCACTGTGCCCAAATAGTTCGGTGGGTCAATGGGTAGAAAGCGGTCATTTTGCTCGTAAAACGGTTTCCGTTTGGCTGGTGACTTATTCGCCATTTTCTCACTTCCTATCTTGATTATGACACCGCTTAAAAACCCTCAAAATTGGCGTGCGACATAAAAGAACACCTTGTCGCGGCTCTCCTTGGCACGAGAAGGGGGCGGGGGTCAATTTTAAATCGTCTCGAGGGTTATTATACCACCCTTATTATAAAATCGTGCTATGGGCTTATTAGAGGGGTTTAACGACGTCTTCTTTTTTGCGGGCTATTAAATCTGCCCATGTAGCCACGGAAAGTCGTAGCTCGGTGTTCTGTTTCGTTCTATTTTGACCAGTACCATAGATTTCTTGTTCTAAAGTCCTCTTGGTGTTATCACAGCTTCTACACGTTGCTACCACGTTTGAAATTTCAGTCCTAAGTTCTGGAGCTATTTCAACGGGTGTTACGTGGTCGCCTATGCGTGCGTCTGGTGTGGTCACACCCAACGCTAGACAGTACTGACACAGATAGTTGTCACGTTCTAAAGCTATCTTACGAATAGAAGACCAAGTCTTTGAACGATAGAACGCATACCGTTCCTTGCTCTCATCGTCTCTGTTCCTTACTCGTGTGTTGTATCTAGTCCGTGAGTATCTCTGTCTCTCTTCTGTGTATGCTGCTTCCATACTGCTATGTGTACTACAGTAATGTAATGGTCTCTCTGTTAGAGCATGGCATCCCTCTGCCCTGCATCGTCTGACCATCGGCATGGGTATACCTCCTCTCAGATAAAGTAAAAGAAGAACACTACTGTGTCCTCTTGATTCGATAATACTATATTACCACGTTGATAGTATGGTGCACTATAGATTGGTATAGACCAATGTAGATTAGTCCAAATATTTCTCAGCTTGTCTTAGCTTCACATAGTATGTAGCCTTACTAAAGCCCATGCGGTCACATATCTGCCAGATATCTAGCTGGTCTATATATACCATCTGGAGTAGGGATCTAGCGTCTATATCCCCCACCTCTGCTATTTGACGGTGGAAGTCTAGCTTTTGCTTAATAGCCTCGGCAGTGAATCGTTCTACTTCTTCACGAGCTGTCATAAGCTCCACATAGATATCATCCTTGCCCTTACGTTTGCCACCTTGGACCATGTCTGTTTGCATTGCCCCAGCGGTAACTTTGAGGGCTTGCGATTCCAGTCGTTTGATCTGTTCTATCTGACTGTCAATGTATCTATCAAGTGCCTTGATTTGTTGCAGCCGTTCAACTGTTCTCATAAATACGTTTTCCTTTATGGTATAATAATATTATTAGCGTTTGAACAGTCCTGGGCATTAGTCTGGGTCTTTTTTTGTAGTCAAAGGCACCAGCAAGGTCTTTGACTACGTGTAATGATATCTAGTAAGAAAGAGGGTGTTTCACATCCTTTTTTCTTAAATTTGCTGGGTTTGTTGAGCAAGGTCTGTCAGCTCGACGGGTGTCGAAAAAGTGTCCAAGCCACTAAAATTAGCGTATTTTGACAGACAACAGCCAGTGACGGAATCGAACCGTCTGAAACCATTCTGGCTACACGCCTAACATGTAGGCTTTATATAAGGCTTTTCTTACAGTTATTTTATTACGCCCAACTTTGCCCCTAGTCCGATATTTGAGAATGATGCGATCAATCTCGCCATCTAGCCTTTCGGCCCATTCATAGTTATTGAAAACAAAATCAACAATCTCACTGAATAGTTCTCTTGACAACATCCCTTCCATTTGAATAGTCTTCAAAGGTGTTAGGGCGGCTTTCTCCGCATAGCACTGATTGATGGCGTTTTGGACTTTGTTAGCTTTCTTCTTATCGCAATCCTTGACGCTTCTAATATAGCTATTTAGGTCGTTAGGGTGTTCTTTGCGTAGTTCTTCCACTTCTTCTTGGAATCGTTTAAACAGCCCCTCTGGCAGTCCTGCGTTGGTTTTCTCCAAAACCGGTTTAGTGGTTTTTCCTCTTGTGTAATTAGTAGACAGATAATCTTGAAGGTCGTCGAATAGTTCATCGGAGATAATGCCTTCTAACCTGTCGACTGTCGCTGGCGATATCCTCGCACGTTCAACGACTGCGGCGTTGAGTGCTTGATATATGATGCGAGCTTGTAACTCATCGCACTGTTTCACATCTTGGAAAAACTGCTTATAATCTCTTAGATGTGCTAGTTTTAGTGCTGCATGTTCATCGACCAGTCTCTGATACAGCTCTGGTGTCAGTCCGGAATATTTGTAGGTTTTACTCATGAGCTACGCTCCTGTATTACTTTACAATCAATAGCATACCCCTCTAATGTTATTCCTACGGCTTCGAATGGGGCATATTCGTGCACAGTTCTCTTAACAACCATTGTCGTTAACGCTCTTGTATTTCTTGGACCTCTACCGCAAATAATAGCTACGTCTCTTCTAAAACGCTCTCGCTCGAAAGCCACATCATAAAGTTTTGAGACGTTTCTCATTACATGTTTCTTTAGTTGTCTTTTGTTCATTAGTTCACCTCCAGTAACTCTGGATTCACCCATATATTCCCTGCAATTTCGCAATCGGCATATCGTAGCCACAATTCACATCCGTATTGCTTAGATTCAAGACGATATGCTCCGCCTCGATGTCTTACGACTTCGTAATAAGTTGGCTCAGAATAGACATTCTTAGCCATTTTGACTACATCCCCCTCAAAGATTTCTTTGCCATTCTTGTCTCTGAGCCCGGTTGATTGCATGAGAACGTAATTTTTTAAGTCCTCTTTTACAACATTTCCATTTTTGTAGGTTGCTTTGATAATTTGTTCATCGAAAACCAGTGCATCAACTTGCACCATCTCCTTAAACTCTTTATCCCACGCTCTGAATCTTGGTATCATTGCCATCACCATTCCTAAGCCTCTACTACTGGAAAATGAATTTTTCCAACTACTAATGAGCCTACGCTATAGTAATATCCACCATTACCATCATCTGCCTCACACTCTGCCAATGCTATAGGATTTTGATTATGATAAATAGTGACTGTGTTCTTACTTTCCGCTGTTCCCGAATCACTTTTCTCTGTTACTTGTTCACCAATTTTAATATCGGTGATAATAGCGTCTAGCTTGACATCTTTGAACTCCCCGCTCGCATAGGCGCAACAATCACTTTCTGACATTTCAATAGTGACCCTTGTGCCATCTTCAAGCAACAGAAAGTCTTTATCCCATTTCACGATGCGCTTGTGGAGCAACATCTCTTTAAGTTCTTCTAACGAGCCATACCTTGCATTCTCCCAATCGGGCTCGCAGTGGTTTGGTAGTTTAATGGTTTCTGTCATCTCAACTCCCTCTCTCCTTCAAATAGCTAGGGATGTCATCCCCAACATTTACCGCATCGTACTGCTCCTTGCTGACAAGGAATTTCCCGTAAGCCCCGCAATCAATAGTGTAGAGATCGTTAATTTTCTCTTTCCCACTCACCTTACCGTGCATCTCTGCGCCCACGTTATCCACTTTATGGATAGTTACTGTCTCCACCCTGCGTGGCACTGTCAGAACATAGTAGACAGACAGCATATTGATAGCTAGTGAGACGAGTAGTATGATTGTAGCTATCGTTAAATCTTTATGTTTCATAAATGCCTCGCTATCTCTTTAATTACGTTGACAGTTACGCTATTGCCAGCTTGCTTCAGTCCACGGCTATCTGCCCACCTATTAATTTTTTTGATTAAGTTGTTCATTCTTAATTACCTCTTTCATCCACTGGAAAAATAGCATCAATGATTTACATAAAAGCGTTAGCATGAGCACAAGCAACACTCTGATAATATTTTCAAACATTATTCCACCTCTTTCACTTCCACGCCTTCACAAGAGAATACCCAACCGAAATTAGCTTCTTCTAGCTCTTTGCGGGTGTGGGAATCTCTGGAGAAGATCGCGCGGTGAACGGCAAAATAGTATTCTTCATTTTTTTCATCGTAAAGAAGAATTTGAGGTGTTTCTTTAAGTTCAATTACATATTCTTTTCCCTTCTCTACCTCATAACCAAACTGACGCATGTTGACGAGGGTAGTGATGGCTTTGTTCCTGCCAGTATGGTACATCCAGTATTTGAACTCGTCCCATTTCGTATCAGCCCAGCTTGTAAGATATGCCCAAATATCATCATTTAAGTCATCCTTATGTTCCTCATACCAATCTGCCACGTATTGCGGCACCACTGGTTTAGGGAAGAAAGAATCATATAAATCCTCAGCGTGGGCTATTGATAGGCGCCCTGCTGTTGCTAGTTTCTGTACTGCTTCATTTCTAGTCATTCTACTTACTCCCTTAATCGACATTTTTAAGTTTTACAGGCACCCACATTTTAGGGTTGTAATTGATCTCATATTTGTATTTTGAAACATTCGGTACTTCAACATCTTCTACTACATAAGAGACATTATCTGACAAACCGATAATATGTTTTTGATATTTGTTCTTACCATTTTCTACAACAATTTCAAGTTGTTTATCATGAGTATCAGCCTTGATGGACATCCTACCGCTCATTTGGAACATTACGTCGTTTGTAATAGCATCAATCACCGTTACTTTTCGAACAACATTAAAGTTATCCGATTCTTGAGATAAATTTTCAGATACTCTATTTGCCTCTGAGCAACCAGTTAAAAATAATAAACCACTTACAGCAATAATTGCCATTTTACTTAATTTGTTCATGCTTCCACCTCACACATAATATTTTCGTTCCAAGTCAATCATCTCTTGCCTAAGTTCAATTCCCAGACGTTTGATTTTTGATTTATTAGCTGCCGATTCCGTCCACCCGTTCGGTGGTTCTTTAGAAAGATTTTCACACTCAGAAATGTATTTATCAAACATGCTTTTTACGTAATCTAACTCATTCACCACATTCCACCATCTCCACTGTATACATCCTAGAATTGCGATACTTAACACCTCGTAAACGGTGCAATTCGTTGATAGCGTCGTTCTTGTTGCTAAAAATATGCTCGCTGTCTTCCATGTCGTCATAATAGACGATTACTTTGTATTTCATGATTCTGCTTCCTCTACTTCGTAATAATCGATTTTGGCAAAATTCTTAGGACTAATAGTAATCATCCTCTCTTCTGGCTCAATCTGCTGCAATTGAAGATAATCTATATTTCCTCGTCCAAGCCATTCCAGCATGTCACGAATGAGTTTATAGCCCTCTTTGACCTTGATAGTTTCATCCATGTATGGATTTTGTAATCTAATTTCTGTCATTGTTCTACTCCCTCTCTGTTCTATCTGTATAGATCACTGTGGCTGTGTACTTCACATAGACACCATCATCTTCCCAATCCGCAGCCAACTTCACATCTATCAGTTTTTTATTGTGATCTTCTATCCATGTATTAATTTCTTCGTCTAGCGTGTCGGTGTCATATTTTTTGGCAAAAAATTTTACTTTTCGTTTCACGTTTCTAATTCCCATAGTTATCGGTTCCGGCCCGTCTCTGAAAACCCTTGCCGGATTCTTCGCTATAAATTGCCTTAACCATTGCATAACCCGACCA